CAATTGGGCCTATTGGTCCAATTGGAAATCAAGGCCCAATTGGACCAATCGGACCACAGGGACCACAAGGACCAATCGGTAATCAAGGACCAATCGGTCCAATCGGAAATCAAGGCCCAATCGGGCCAATTGGGCCAATTGGGCCAATTGGGCCACAGGGACCACAAGGACCGATTGGAAATCAAGGACCGATTGGACCAATCGGTAATCAAGGACCGATCGGGCCTATAGGTCCAATCGGACCAATCGGACCACAAGGACCCCGCGGGCCACAAGGACCAATCGGACCCATTGGGCCTATCGGAAATCAAGGCCCCATAGGACCAATCGGACCACAAGGCCCACAAGGTCCGCGTGGACCACAAGGACCCATAGGACCAATCGGCCCACAAGGCCCACAAGGACCAATTGGACCAATCGGGCCAATCGGACCAAGCACCGCAATAAATGCAACTGCTACTACAACTGCAGGAACCTACTACCCTGTTTGCGTTCAGGCTGCTGGCTCCAATCAAACACCTTTTGTAAGAACAACTGCCACTGCATTTAGTATTAATCTTGCTTCCAATATTTTAACTGTTACAGCAACATCTGCACAGTACGCTGACATTGCAGAACGTTATTTGGCTGATGCAATTTATAAACCTGGAACAGTGCTAATATTTGGTGGAATTCGAGAAGTAACTTTGGCTAATTCAGATATGTCTAATAAAGTTGCTGGAGTTGTTACAACTAATCCTGCTCACTTAATGAACATTAGACTAGAAGGAGAATTTACAGTCGATATAGCACTTCAAGGTCGTGTACCTACAAAAGTAATTGGTCCGGTCGGTAAGGGCGATATGATGGTAACTGCGGGAAATGGTTTTGCCAGAGCAGAGCCTAATCCCAGAATTGGTACTATAATCGGAAAATCTTTAGAAGATTTTACAGCAACACCCGATAACCCCACGGCAGTGATTGAAATAGTAGTTGGCAAAACTTAATAAATATTCGAAAGTAATTAATTATGGCATTTGATTTCCCTTCAAGTCCTAGTACAGGAAACCAATATGTAACTACTAATGGTTTACTATACTTGTATGATTCTACTTGGACCACTAAAGGAGATACACAAACTCCAAATCCGTTTATAAACAGTTTTAGATATAGGACTATATACAGTAGAGGCTATGTGTCTGCAGGGTATAAAAACGGTAGTCCTTGGCGTAATGTCAACAAAACACAGCACTCAACAGATATTACAACTAATCTAGGTGATATGTTGGATGCTAATGCATCTTATATTGGTGGAGGGTTTAGTGATTATTATCACTATGTTTATGGAATGTCAGGCGCAGTAAATGGATCATCTACAACAACATCATCTGTTAATATGGCAACAGATTCTGGTAGAACACAAAATTCTGCTTGGAACACAAAAACTTCAAGAGGCGATTGTGAAGCGTTAATGAATTCTACCTTAACTATCGCTTATATAACCGGAGGGGGTTCTACGGCCACAGACAAACATAATTATGTGACTGAAACTATGTATAATGCTGGTTCAGCTCCTGCTAACCCAGCAACAACGGGTGGGACCGCTACCGGGATAGCCGCGTTATTCGGAGAATATAGAGGATGGATAGCAGTCGACAGTACTGCGGCATATATTGATTGGTCTACTGAGACCTGGACCAGTGGAACTTGGAGTTCGGGGTCAGACGGTCAGCCAAAAGGGTTATCAAGCAAGTTAGGGTATGGTTATTGTGCAACAGGTTCGTACAATGGTTCAGCCACTTACAATAAATGGAATGATTTTACTCCAGGTACAACCGCAGTTACTACAGTGAGTAGGCCCGATACATGCGGAGAAGAAAATCACCAAGTTGGACAAAACTGCGGCTATAGTCTGGGATCATATAATGGTAATCAAACCAACAATACACAAAAGATAAATTATCTAACTGATACATCTACAGCGATGGGATCCGATACACAACCTAAAGGACACGACGGAATGAGCTCGGGTTGCTGTGGCACAGGAGCAGCAGCCCTATTAGGAGGGTAATTTATGGCTTTTGATTTTCCTACTAGCCCGACTACCGGGACTCAATATGTTGCACCCAGCGGTGTAATTTATATTTACGACAGCGGTGGATCTTGGACAACATTAGGTGACACATCAAGCCCTAACCCATTCATTAACTCATTTAAGTACAGGTCAATATACACTCACGGTCTTGTATCTGGTGGCTACAAGGATTCTGCTCCTTGGAGAAATTCAAATAAAACAGTTCACTCAACGGATACTACCACTAATCTCGGGGATCTATTAGATCTAGCAGCCGCTTATGTAGACGGAAGTTATAGTGATTATTATCAATACATTTACGCTACTAGCAATAGTTGGCCTGGTACTGGATCATATACTAGTTCTATTAATATGGCAACAGAGGCAGGAAGAACTCATTCAAGTTCATGGGACTTAACTCAGAATATGACTCAATATGGTGATGTTGGTGTTGTAATTAACAGCAATTTAACCATGGCGTGGATTATTGGAAATCAAACATTATTTGATAAACACAATTTAGTAACCGAAACAATGTATTCTGCTGGTATGGGTGGTAGTGGTGGAACTGCAGGTGATTTTATTGCAACTTGGTATGGAGAATATTATGGGTGGGTGAAGCATTCTTATGAAGGCAATAGAAATTTAAAGTTAGAATTTTCTACAGAAACTTGGTCAGCAGGAGGTCTTACTGTTGGTACTGATGGATGGGGTAAAGCTTTGCCAACAAAAGATGGATACGCTTATGTGAAAAATGGTGGAAATATTGTGAATGGAATATATAAAGTGAATGACACAACAGGATCAAACATTCGTACAGATTTGACTGCTCCAGATGGAAACGCTGGAGAAGAGAATTATCAAACAGGACAGAATTGGGGTTATTGTTTAGGGCATTATAATGGCGCACAAAACAATAATACATATAAGGTGACTCATGCAACAGATTCTTTGGTTAGTTTAGGAGCAACAGCTCAGCCAAAAGGTCACGACGGAATGAGTTCGGCTGCAACCGCATCTGCATCGGCAGCATTTTTAAGGAGTTAATATGATTTATGCTATAGCACATTTTAAAAGAGAGATCCCGCAGTTTACTGGATTTAAATTAATTGCATCGTTTGATAATTATTCGATTTTTGAAATGACCGAAGAATCTGCAGATAATTTTCCAACTAATATTGTATACGAACAAATTACTGAAATAGAAGGAACAACAGCCTGGAGATTTTACGGTGAAAATAGACCATATCGTTCGGCATATTCAGATGTTGAAGGGTTGGAGCCAGATGCAGATGCCTTAGCACAAGGAAAAAGAAAAACTAAGGTATATTTTACACCTGAAATAACTACAGCAGTAGTATCTTTAATGAAAAGAATATTCAAAGGCAACGTTAACGATGTATATGCTGTCAGAGAAGATCAGTCTGGCAAAGAAGATTTGTTGGCATTCATTGATTCATTAAATACAATATCTGAAATAACATATCATAAAGAAAGGTTGTTGGGAACAGAAATGGGAAAAACACAACTTAAAGATTTGTTTTTATGGGATGCCGATACTGATTCTAGAATCGGCAGACATTATTATCATGTAGGTTTTTAATATGGAAAATAGTCAAATATTTGAATTAGCAGAGAACCACGGCTCGTGGGCAGTTTCAGACTTTCAATCGAGATACTTCGTCGTTAATTCTCAGGTTACTGATTATCGTCGTGTCAGACAGGCATTGTTAGAGATAGAAACAAGAATTGCAGCAAAAAAACAAATAGAGCGAAACGTAAGAAAAACAGAAACTCAAAAAAAGATCCATGTCAGAGATTTAACCCTTGAAACAGATAGTTTAAAAAAGGAATTAATTCAACTTGATATAGACCAATGTGATTATGACCTTTCTGTTTATCAAAAAAAGTATCGAATCTGTTTAGAAGAACTAGATCAATTTGCGAAAATTGTTAAAGATCTAGTACCTGATTTTACTACACTAGAAACGTATAAACAGCAAAACGACGAAGAAGAAAGAAATTACTGGGTTACAAGATTAGCCAAACAGGCTACAATGGATTTAATAACTATCGGTCGAATAGGGCAAGGCAATTTGGACAGCATCGCTATGATGCCATTAACAGATCAACAAGAAACAATTAAAGCTGCCTTAAAGTACAATGCACTACTGGGTGCAGTAATTGCTAAGACTGAAAAGTTGGCATTAGAAGAACTAAACAGTGTTGCAATAGAAAACAAATTTATCGACCAAGTAGTTAAACAACAATTTGCATTAGAAAACAACAAAGTCCAAAGTGAAGATCTCTAAGATATTCAGTGTACCGTTAAATCCTAAATTGTCTGAAAATGAATTTAATGCTTTCTTTAAATTCTGTTTAGATTACAAAGAGTACATCTATGATATATATTTTACTTGCAGAATTCCCCCCTTTCTGCAAGATGCTATGGGCGACATTTTTATCCAATCGGAAGACTATGAATTCGCCATACAAACAGCGTTACATATTCAATCTACAACTGGTATTGTTGTTTCTGCAACATTTAATAATTTAGAAATTAGACCAGATCAGCGTAATTTAGATATTTGGATCAAAGCATTTAGACCTTTGTACACTGCTGGTATTAGATCATGCACATTGCCACACACGCACTGGATGCTTACGGGTCAAGTTCAAAAAGAGTTTCCTAATTTATTTGTTAAAAACACAATACTTCGAAAAGTAACAGAACCCCGGGATATAGCACAGTTAGCAGAAGCTGGGTTTAAATATATTAATCTAGATCGAGTATTGATGCGAGATCACGATAAGATAAAAGAAATTAAAAAAGTAAAAGAAAAGTATAACATTAAAATTTCTTTACTGGCTAATGAAGGTTGCTTGGGCGGATGCCCAGTAATGGATGAACATTTTGCATTTAACAACACTCGTACGTCAGGCCCCCAGTATTTTAACGATCCTATTAGTAGAGTAAGTTGTCCTAAGTGGGATACAACAGATAGTGCTATACCATTAAAGACAGCTAACTTGGCACCTTGGAGAGATGACTGGTTAGAATTGCTGGACTTAGGCATAGACACATTTAAGATGCACGGCAGAGAAAGTCCTTCGCGATTGTTTGAAACAATGGATATCATCCAAAGATTTGCCGCTGGCCAAGACATATTATTTGATAGTTTCGATGAATATATAAAAGATACTAAGTTAGAAGAAAGACCTATTAATGCATGGCGTAAGATTATCAAGACTTGCAAATTTAATTGTTGGGATTGTAATTTTTGTGATAAAGTTTGGCATGCCAAAGGTAACACAAATAATAAAAAAGCCGAACTAGTAGCACAAGCCCTTGTTGATAGTGTAAATCATAATATCAGCGTTCCTGTGAAAGGAATTACTAGTAACAGGACAAAACAGTTATTGAATCTGCTGGGTAGAATTTCTACGTCTTATTTGGAAGTTGGGGTATTAAACGGTGCAACTTTTTGCAGTACAATATTGAATAACACATTGAGTGCCTATGCAGTTGATCATTGGCAAAATAAAACACAGGCTGCTAACGGATCTACTAATATAAAAACAGACAAGCAAACTTTTATTAATAATGCAAGGCAGTATAAAGGCAACAGTAAAATTAAATTATTCGACTGTAATTTTTTACAAGTAGATAAATCACAAATCGACTATATTGATTTTATGTTCTATGATGCTGACCACAGCGCAATGATGACTCAACTTGCAGTGAAATATTTTGCTGAAAAATTCGTTGATGATACAATTTTGGTGTTCGACGATGCAAACTTTGACGGAGTAGTAGAAGGTGCACGTAAAGGTATTCAAGATGCTGGCTTAAAAATTGTGTATCAAAAAGTTGTGTTAAATGAAATCGAAGATTCCGATCAATGGTGGAATGGACTTTATATTACTCTCGTAAGGAAATAAAATGGAATATTTGTTTAAAGGGCTTTGGTACATTGCATTTTTAGCATTAGTAATGATATTTGCAGCATGGGCTAAAAGAACTAACATCTTTATGCCTTTGTACAGATGGATAGCGTTGAACGTTAAATCTAAACGTGCAGTTGTCGCAATTATTAGTGCTATTTCCGGAATTTTACCTATTGAAGGTAGAGTTACTGTGTCAGCAGGTTTTTTAGATACGATAGCACCTAATGATAATCGAAAAAGAATATATGGGATCATTGACTATCTGAGCACACACCATTACTATTTCTGGTCACCATTGGAAAAAACTGTTATAGTGCCAATGGCTGTATTGTCACTTAGCTATTTTGACTTTTTGATTTTAGTTTGGCCACTAATTGCAACATGTTTATTTGTCGGGCTGTTCTATATATTTTTTGTTCTTAAAGAAGAAGATATTGCAATTGATATGAATAAAAAGCAAACTTGTCAACATCACTTGCATGAACAACCTTGGATTCAATGGAAAGTTTTAGCAGCCGTAACTGGAGTAATTATCTTAGGTAACTTTTTAAAGAGCTTTGATACACAAATGTATGAGATCGTGAAGAATAACGGGTCTATTGCAATTGCTACACTATTAAGTTTTCTGTTCAGCTTTGCAATGGGAAGTTCAAGTAAATATGCAGGATTTGTGTCAATTTTATCTACAATTTTCGGTACACAATACTTGCCGTTATTTTTGGCAGTAGATTATGCAGGCTATATGCTCTCACCTACGCACAAATGTTTTGCTGTTGGTAAAACATATTTTGATACACCCATAGTAGATTTTTATAAAGCAATAACATTTTTATGTGGCTCACTTATTTTAGTATCATTCTTAATGGTACTGCTTTGAAAATTCATAAATAGTAATATCAAAAGAAGATAGGTAATCAAAATGTCTATATCGTATACTTGGGAAATAACAACTGTAAAAAAAATTAATCAGCATTCCTATTCTAATGTAGTAGTACAGGTATATTGGTCCAAAACAGGTACAGATGAAAATAATAGAACTGGTACTTTTAACGGTGTAACTCCTCTTAGTGCGCTAAATTTGCCACCAGAGGATTTCATTTCTTCCGAACAGTTATCTCATGACATAATTTTAAGTTGGATACAAGCAGATATTAATTCAAAAGAAGGATTTGAGGAACACATTAACGCAAGAATTATGGCAGAGATGTAAAAGTGACCCTAATACAAATTTCTCTCCGCCGTCTATAAGTATGAATCGATAGTATTTTTTGACAAAGAAAAATAAAAGGTTATTAGATACTTTAATTATTGTTAAATATCGTGTATAATTAACAGCAACGATGACAACTTTACATATACTTTCGAATCCTTCTGGCATTACCAATACAAGATATCGTATGGAACCTTTCAATGTTGCGGCCCTAAAGTTTCTGCATAACATGAAACCCAAAGGGTGGAACATGATACATTATGGTCATGAAAGCGCAGAAGTCCCTGTAGAAAATATTGTTTGTATAACCAATGACGAATTTGCACCTCCAGAAAATGATGGAGATTTGATGAATCACAAGTATGATTTACATCCAATTTATAATGCCAGAGCATCTGCACATATTGCTAAAATAAAACGCCCAGGAGACATGCTATTAGCTTTTTACGGTAGAGCCAATAAGCCAACCATGGATGATCATCCAGACTTATTTTGTTTAGAACCCAGTATCGGATATCCACCAGATGCAGTATATTCCAATTATCGTGCATTTGTTAGTTACAGTCAAATGCACTATTTTTATGGATTGCACAGCATGTTGTTAAAGCCAAGTTGGTATGATGCAGTGATTCCAAATGCATTTACTCCCAGTGAATTTGATTTTTGCAGTGAAAAAGAAGATTATTTTGTTTATTTGGGCAGGGTTAACTATGATAAAGGTATAGACTTATGTATACAGGTAACAGAACGTATTGGAAAAAAACTGTATATTGCAGGTCCTGCCAATAATTTACAACACTTGAACTATTCAAAAGTTCCAGATCATGTGGAACTGTTAGGATATGTAAATCCTAAACAACGAAGTGATTTATTAAGACGTGCCCAATGTTTAATGGCTCCTACTCATTATATAGAACCGTTTGGCAATATTGTGGCCGAAGCACAGTTTTGCGGAACTCCGGTGTTAACCACAGACTGGGGAGGTTTTGTAGACAGTGTAGTTCATGGAGTTACAGGTTTTAGATGTAAAGATTTCGGTAGTTTCGTTCGAGCAGCGGAACGAATACATGAATTGGATCCTGCAACTTGTAGATTGTGGGCCGAACAAAATTTCAGTGATCAAGTGGTACATGACCAGTTCGATGAATGGATTCAAAAAATTGCAAGGCAAAATTTCTACTATGTATAAAATTTACAGTCGATTAAATTCTTCTACTCTATGCCATTTAGTTCATCGGTATGATGAAATTACCGAACGCACCAATGTAGCTGAGGATCATCAATTTTTACAGTTAGCAACTTTGAGAATGAAAAAGGGACAAACATTTCGTCCTCATCGACATATTTGGAAAAACACTCCAAGTCCGTGTATAATTGCACAGGAGAGCTGGGTAGTAATTAAAGGCAGTGTTGAATGCAGCTTTTATGATACTGACGGCACTTTTCTTGAAAAACAAATAATTCGCGCAGGTGATTGTAGTATGACATTTGAAGGCGGTCACACTTACACTATACTTGAAGATGACACTGTAGTGTATGAATATAAAACTGGCCCTTACACTGGACAGAAAAATGATAAGGTGTTTATTTAATGACTAAATTATCCACTAACCCTATGCAAAAGCAATTGTTTTCTACATCTAAAATTGTAGACAACGAAGCATTTAGCATGGAAGAGATTGATTGGATTGCCAATTATTGCAAAACTTTAGAAATTAATAAGGGACAGTTATTTGAATCTAATCCAGATTACTCTACTAGAGATGCGTATACTGCGTGGATAGAATATCCCACTCATGACACACAGTGGATATATGATAGATTAAACGCTAGAATAGAAAGATTTAACGATTATGTTTTTAATTTAGACTTAACTGGATTGCCATATATTCAATATGCAGAATATCATACAGGTGGGCATCATGATTTTCACATGGATATGGCATTTGACTACCCACAGCAATATGATTATAGAATCAACGAATTTTTCAGAAAGTTAACAGTTGTAATACTGCTCACTCAGCCCGAAGTTGATTTTGGTGGAGGAGAATTTCAATTAAACTTAAGTATGGAACGAACACCCACTACTGCACCTTTGACAAAAGGCAGTATGCTGTTATTTCCGTCGTTTTTGTTACATAAAGTTTGTCCAGTTACTTGGGGAATAAGAAAAACTCTTACTACATGGGTACTGGGTCCTAAATTAAGATAACATATGAAATTAGGAACTGATGTTTGTATAGACAAAACGGCTATTTTTACAAGAGTAGAGTTGTGTCGAATTGGAAATCATGTTGCTATCGATCCTTTCTTTTATTGTTCAACGCAATTGGAAATTAACGATTATGTTCATATAAGTCCGCATGTTGCTGTAATAGGTGGTAAACTATCTAAATTAACAGTTGAAGATTTTTGTTTTTTAAGTGTCGGTTCTAAATTTATATGTGGAAGTGAGCAGTTTCATGGTGAGGGATTAATTGGTCCTTTAATCCCAAATGAATATAAAGATCGACAAACTCTTGCTCCTATAATCTTAAAACGTTTTAGTGGAGTGCTTGCTAATAGTGTTGTTCTTCCAGGAGTAACTATGGCAGAAGGCAGTGTTTTAGGAGCTAATAGTTTGCTCAAGACAAACACGGAACCGTGGACAGTATATGCAGGAAGTCCAGCTAGGCCTATAAGAAAAAGAAACAAAGACAAAGCATATGAATATGCAGCTAAATTAGGATATACATACAATGACTAAATTTAATAGTTGGCCAAGCGGGCGACCGCCAGATCATTTTCAAAGACCTGAACTAGGGCAATTAAAAAAATTAGGATACACCTGGACAGACCCACGTGATGCTGTGGAAATTTTTGAACGTAAAGTAGCCGACTTTGCTGGGTCAAAGTATGCAGTTGCAGTAGATTGTTGCACTAATGGTGTATTTTTATGTTTAAAATATGTACAAGCACAAGGTATAGTAGAAATACCTAAACATACATATCAAAGTATTCCTATGAATATTATGCATGCAGGCTGTGTTCCTGCATTCAGGCATGAAGAATGGTCAGGTATGTATCAATTAAAACCTTACAATATTTGGGATGCTGCCACAAGATGGCGTCGAGGTATGTATCAAGGCGGGTTGCATGTTTGCAGTTTTCAAATTAAAAAACGTGTACCGATTGGTCGCGGGGGTATGATTCTTACTGATGACAAAGATGCCTATGCTTGGTTAAGTAAAGCAAGGTATGACGGTAGAGATCTAACAGTAAGTCAGTGGGAAGATGATGGGGATATCTGCGGTTGGCATATGTATATGACTCCAGAAGATGCTGCCCGGGGAATCATACTAATGGATCAAGTCCCTGAAAATAACCCCGATTGTGGCGGGTGGGAAAATTATGCAGATCTCAGTGAAAAGAAATTATTTAAAAACTTAATATGAAAAAGAAAGCACTAATAACTGGTATTACTGGTCAAGACGGTAGTTACCTAACAGAATATCTATTAGAACTTGGATATGAAGTATTTGGTATAGTACGACGTCAAAGTGTACCTGAAAATCAAAGCAGTAGATTACAACATATTAACGACAATATTACAAGGATATACGGGGATCTAACAGATGAATGGTCTGTAACTAAAGTAATAAATGATGTGCAACCTGACGAAATTTATAATCTGGGTGCAATGAGTCATGTCAGGATTAGTTTTGATATGCCGGCATTTACTATTAAGACTAACAGTCTAGGTGTTTTAAACATGCTGGAATCGTATAGACAATTTTGTCCTACAGCAAAATTTTATCAAGCTAGCAGCAGCGAAATGTTTGGTAATAGTATTGACGCCGATGGGGTTCAAAGATTAACAACTCCGATGACTCCGGTTAGCCCTTATGGTTGTAGTAAAGTTATGGGATTTAACTTAACAAGACATTATCGTGATGCATACAAATTACATGCCTGTAATGGCATTTTGTTTAATCATGAAAGTCCACGGAGGGGAACAAATTTTGTCACCAATAAAGTAGTAAAAACTGCAGTGGAAATTAAAAAAGGTTTGGCTGATCGACTGGAATTGGGCAATTTGGATAGTTCAAGGGATTGGGGACATAGCTATGATTATGTTCGTGCAATGCATATAATCATAAATCATGACACTGCAAGAGATTGGGTTGTAGCAACAGGTGAAAGTCACACCGTTAGAGATTTATGTAGATATGTGTTCGAAAGCCTAGACATGAATTATGAAAATTATGTAATTCAAAACCAAAAATTTTTAAGACCTGAAGAACTTAAATACCTTCGCGGTGATAGTTCAGACATAAGAACACAATTGGGATGGCAACCTAAATATACTTTTGAATCTATGCTAGATGAAATGATTGCCCATTGGATGAAAACATTATGAAAAATTTTATTTTTGTTTTACCAGGAGGAGGCCCTTTCAGTAGATTCTTGCAATGTGGAGTGATCCCTTTAGCTGAACATAACATAGAATTTGATAACGCATTTTTGTCCTTAAGCCCTTTTGAAGAAAATACCAATAATGACGAGTATCTTCAAGAAGCAGTCGATCATATTATTAGAAATAGATATACTATGGAATCATATGGTATCAATAATCCCTATGATCATATTATGGGGTATGTATTAAATCAGCACGTAGACAGAACTTATAATTTTTACGGGTATCTTCCCTTTGGCAAAATGTATGATAAAGAGAATCCTATTGAGCATAGTCCCATGTTACAGGAATATAAACGAGTATTGCGTAAACTTCACATTCATAATGAAATTAAAACCAGAGTAGATAATCTATGTAAATTAGTACAAATAGATGAACGCACCTTAGGTGCTCATGTCAGAATGACTACCATGGCAGTGCACAATAATTACAATGTCGCGCAATTCGAAGACTATTGTGCAGCAATAGATAAAGAATTGGAAACTGGAAATTATAATGGGCTTTATGTTGCCACTGATAATGTAGAAAGTCTGGTTAAAATGGAACAGAGATACGGCCATATAATTAGATATTATCCTAATCTCTTAAGATTGCCCAATGAACAAATTACTGAAAGGTGGCAATGGTCGTGGGAATATGACATGTTTTTTAAAAAACAATTCTGGCAAGAAAGTTTTATGGAAGCAATGACCCTGGCCAGATGCGGCGGTTTAATTTGCAATACTAGTAATTTTAGCAATGCTGCTATAGTTTTTAGTAATTCGATTAAAAAAGTTATTAGATTATGAAACACGCTTTTTTTATTACTTCCAGTATAGAATTAGATCCTAACCGGCCTTTCAAAGGAACTAAAAAACGCACAGTATTTTCAACAGAAGAAAGATTGGAGCAAACTTATAAAACCATTAATTCATGTAATCAACTGGCACCGGGCAGCACTATTTTTCTAATAGATAGCAGTGCAACTTACCTAAGTGAATTACATAATCTACCAAATGTAAATTATTTTCAACTAGAAAATTTAAATTCTACTATAGCGAATACAGTAAGAACTTACTCTAATAAAAGTTATTGCGAATGTTTAATGATGATTGAGTTCTTTAAACATTTTAAAAATTTACTTAAAGAATTCGATTTTGTTACAAAACTTTGTGGAAGATATTGGTTTGATCAAACATTCAATTTAGATCTGTACACTGAACAAAATCAAAATAAATTTTTCCTTAAAAAACCTATGTCTTGGGCAGGACCGCAAATTGATTTTTTAACACCCGATCAGTTGCCCAGAGATTTAATTGTTGACGGAGTACTAACAGGTACGTATACTGTTGCTCACGGAATGCACAGGGATAAAATAGATCAATACGAAGCATTGATATTTGCATGTGCTCAAAGCAGTATGGAAAATATAAAATTTTATTATCAAGACGTAGAATATGCTTTGTATTATTTTTTAAGAATATTTAATTTACTAGATGATGTAATTCAAGTTCCGTGGGATGTACATGGTCGCTGTGGTGTAACTGGTAATTGGGTTAAGTACTGATGTTCGAAATAGAATCTCGCGGTTATATGCCTGCATACGGGCTAAATCATTCTTTTCGATTTACTAAAAAATTTCCATTTAAAGTTGCAGTATGTTTTGATAATGTGAATTATAACCCCGATGCAGATATAAATGTGTTAGTTCAAAATGAACCGCCCAATCTTTATATTAAATTTTACGGAATGGTTAAAGAATGTCAAAATAAATTTGATTTGATTTTAGCCTATGATCCCAGACTTTTAGCTATGCCGCAGGCGCAAGAATTTTGTGCAGTAGGTTCATGGGTAGAAAACAATTTACCTTTACAAAAGCAAAATCAAATAAGTTTTATAATGAGCAGTAAGATTAATGGTGCACCTTATAGGATGCGATATAAAATATTGAAAAGATACCGTAACGCAAAAACAATGGGTGTGTTCGAATATAAATTTCATAGAAGCCCGCCAATGATTCCCAGCAAAGATCCTTTTTTCATTAATGCTAAGTTTCATATAGCCTGCGAAAATCAAGACATGCCTAACATGTTTACAGAAAAACTACTAGATTGTTTCAAAACTTATACAGTGCCAATTTACTTTGGTTGCCATAACATAGAGCAATACTTTAATCCAAAGGGAATTTTGCAGTTCAGAACTATTGAGGAATTTGAACAAATAATCGAAAATTTAACTTTAGAAACATACGACGAGATGTTGCCCTATATTAAAGAAAATTATGAGCTTGCACGCCCATATTGGGAAAAAAGTGTTTTTCAAAGAATCGAAGAACAAATTGAAAAATTTATTATTGAAAAATTTAAATTAAATACTGATAACAGTCAAATAATATTATGAGAACTAATTTAATCATCACTGATGATTTTTATGGCGATCCAGATGCTATTAGAGAATTTGCGTTACAGCAAGAATATAATGTAACCGGAAATTTCCCCGGCAATAGAACACGTAGTTTTTTAACGCCAGAGGTTAAGGAAACAATTCAAACAATAGTTTGGTATGCAGGCGGAGAAATTACAAATTGGTACAGCGACAACGGTTATACTGGATCTTTTCAATTAACGTATGCAAAAGATCGTAGTTGGATTCATACTGATCATTTTAACAAATGGGCAGCAGTATGTTACTTGACACCGGATGCTCCTATTTCGGGTGGCACAGGTATTTTCCTTTACAAAAAGAATAAAGCCATGACCGCAGCAGAAATGGGTCAAGAATCTTACGATCCACAGGACATGACGAAGTGGGAAAAGGTTGATGTCATTGCAAATAGATATAATCGTTTAATAATGTATAGAGGCGATTTATTTCATAGTAGTTTGGATTATTTCGGTAGCAACACACAAGATGCAAGACTGTTCCAAGTATTTTTCTTTGACACACAATTTTAATCATGCAAACAAATGTAATTGTTATTGATGATTTTTACAGCAATCCCGATGGGGTTAGAGATTTTGCCTTACAACAAGAATTCGCTAAAAGGGAAAATTTTCCTGGAATCAGAACACGTTCTTTTTTAAACGAATCAACCAAAGCAACTCTGAGTCAGATATTGTATAACGCAGCAGGTGAAATTACTAATTGGAATGAACGTGATGGTTTAACTGGGTCATTTGAATTAGCCACAAGTAGAGATCGTAGTTGGATACACACAGACCATTTTAATACATGGGCAGGGGTCATATATTTGACACCCGATGCTCCACTAAGTGGTGGAACTGGATTTTACAGATATAAAAAAACCGGAGCTATTCGCGCATCTGAACTCGAAAATTACGAATCACAAGATATGACTAAATGGGAGTTATACGACGTAATTGGTAATAGATATAATAGACTAGTGCTTTATCACAGTGATTTATTTCATAACAGTATAGATTATTTTGGTCAAAGCAAAGAAAATGGTAGATTGTTTCAGTTGTTCTTTCTTACAACCGAGTATTGAATATGATAATAAATCGAATTAGTAATTTTTTAGAACCAGATGTTTTACAAAATCTGCGCGATAAATTTGAAAAATCTAAAGGAACTCCTTCATTTGAAATTAACAACATGGGACGATGGGGCGCAGGATTAGAATACGGTAGTTATAGTCCAGTTCTTATTCTTCCCTTAGAAGAATACAAACAATATTTTATCGACAAATATTGTGCCGTGGATCCCATATTCAAGGACTATCAAAATTTAACCTGTTTCATGCATATTTGGTTGCCCGGCACACAAATTAATTGGCATCATGATTCTAGTGACACTAGTCCTAGATTAAGTAGCACTATTTACATAAACGAAAGTTGGAATTGGAATTGGGGAGGGATGTTTTTATATGATCATGAAAGTTTAGGTCAGGGGTGGGTATTCCCTCATCCCAATTCGGCAATATGGTTCATTCCGCCCCTATGGCACAGCACTACCATGGTAACCAATGCTGCAGAATTTCCGAGGCTGAGTGTGCAATTATTTTTTAATAAGTCTTCATCATGAGTACAATGTCTTTAGATCATTGGTTCCCTAGTGTCATAGGTAAAAGTTTTCATCCCGAATGGATTGAGCCTGTGTTAAACAGCGCCAAGCAAATCTGGGATAATCCTAATACAAACTTAAATGAGCAGTTTTACTATAACGGAAGAACAACTCATGGCACTAGAAATTTATTTTATGAACCGCAATTTAAGGACTTTGGAGAATTTATTCTTCAAAAAGGCAAAGAATTTTTAGAACTACAAGGATATGATAGTAATGCAGTAAATTGGCGTCCTTACATGTTCCTAAATAGTTTCAAAGAAGGCTCTGCACATGCCAAGCATTTACATAGTCAATGCAGTATAAGCGGAATTTACTATTTACAAACTCCGCCGGGAAGTAGCCCTATTACTTTTTACCCGCATCAAACTTATAGAGAGTTTTTTGACTTTCTTTACGCAGTTAAAGACCCTACTAACTGGTATAATATGAGCAGTACAAAGTATGATCCCTATCCAGGCTTGTTAATGATTTGGCCGGGCTGGTTATGGCACGAAGTTGTACCAAATCAAAGCCAAGAACCACGAACTAGTATTGTGTTCAATCTTTAATTGTTTGATGTATATCTAGTTTTTTCTTAACTGTTTCTGAATTAAGAATACGTAAAATTCCAGGGTGTAAAGGTTTGGGATAATCTTCCAATGGTACCCAACAATAACCTTTGTGTTCCGAATTTAAATCCGGTATAAATTCTTCCTCAACTTTGATTAGGAAAGTGTGATAGATGAATTTTTCATTATCACTGGTATATTTTTCTATAGGCAAAATTTTCGCACCAAGAATTTTGCCGCCTAGTTCTTCAGTGATTTCTCTTTCTAATCCAGATAAAATGGATTCGTTGGGTTCTATTTTTCCACCAACCAGTCCCCAATTATCAGCATATTTGCCTTTGTTTCGTAATAGAAACAGATACCGTTGGGAACTAGTACAAAAAATTAAAGCGCCGCAACCAGTTAAATTGTTAGTAACCATTTTCCTGACGGGTAATACCCTTCGTAACTTTTAATCCAAGTAGAGCCATTCCACCTATATTGTACGCTGGTAGTCAAGTTTGTTACATATTGCACTGTAGTTTCGTATCTTGAATCAAATACAACTGACCAATGCTGTCCATCAAATTGAATTATGTCGTTAGCATATGCTTCTAACGGGGTATCGTCTATACCTAACCAATTATATACAGGTTGTGCACCTTCAGCTGACACATAATCATTTACTAGTAAATATCTAGTTCCTGGAGCTAAATCCTGTAAATCTCTATTGGGTCTCGAACTTAAAGGATCTATTATGGCGTTTACTGGCTGCAAAGTATTTACAGGAATGGTGTCTATGTCTGCAGTCCATATTAAACTAGTGTCATCAATAGGATTATATGCAACTGTTCCAACAACTTCATTTCCATCATCTAATTCTAAAGTGATCGAACTTGTGCCATTTACTAAGTTTCCATAAACGTTAATTACATCTCTCCATACTTCGCTTGCACCTGTTTTTCTGGTTACAGCAGTAAACGCAATTTTATCTCCAATATTGCCTGTAATTACGTTACTGGTTAAAACAGTGTCACCATTTACTTGCAATACTAAACAGTTTGGTACAGTTTGAATAGTAGGATCTACATTACTGGCAATACTGGCACTGGTAATTATCATATTTGCTTGAATACCGTCTGTATCTGTAAGTATAACCGTGGTATTTGCAGTAACATTGGCTACAAGTTCTTTGATTACTTGTGTGCCAAATTCATCTTTTACGGGTTGATTATATTTTACTAATCTAAGTTCATTATCTAATAGAATTACTCCATAATTCATTGGAGTATAATACTGTCTACTAAGCAAGGTAGATTCGTCATATATGGAATCGTTTAGATTACCTGATCCATCAAACACACTGGCAACTATTCTTTGAATTACTCCCAATTTACGTACCAATGCAGGTGCACTAATAAAGATAGGAATTTCAAAAGTTAATGAGGCTATGTCTATAGGATTTTCTGTGCCCAACGGAACAGTTCTAGAACTCCACTGAACATCTGTTAACAATACATAGCTTATACTAGTCCAATCGATATAGTTATCTGTGCTTTGTATTTCTAGTGCTGGATTAAATAGAATACAAAGTTGTTCTAATAACTGAAGTTTTTGCTCTGTGTTGCTGGTCCAAATATCTAATTTAATAGTTAGTTTGTAAGGAACCGGCATTAATCTGTCTACAGTAAGCACATCTCCTTGGGTAGTGCTATAATCGCCTGTTTGTGGATCATAGTATCGCTCTCTTACATTTAATTTGCCTACATAACTAGGATTTTGCAGTCTGGCTCTGTCATAAGTCAAACCACTGACATAAACAGCCATTGCAGGCACAGCATTCATAACGTTTTCACTATTTTGTTTAATAATAGATGCTGCTTGCCTACTGCTATCACCATAGATAACAGGTACTCTTTGTAGTGCAGTAACACCATTGCGGTCTCTGCCAAACTCAACTTGAAAATTAGATACCATTCTCATAAACTGAATAATGTATCTTCTTATTTGATTATCGTAAAAAAATTGTTGGAGAGACATTAATTATCTGCCTTTGGAGTCAATGCCTTACTAAGACTTTGTCTGACAGGCTGTGTTCGGCCTTCGTTGTCTATAAAGGTGTCTGTATTATTTACAAATAAACTACGTTGTGTACGATTATTTGGTCCCGGAGTTAAATCAGTTCTTACTGAATCTTCTATCTTGGTCCATCTTGTTCCATCATATCTAAATAATCTATTAGGAACGAAATCTGTACGCAATAAGTAATCACCAATAGTGGGATCTTGAGGGAAGCTGGTTCCTGCAGTTACTGGCCAGCCATTAGGCGGAGTTCCGTCTCCTCCTAAATATGCTGGAATATTAGTATCTGGGGTAGTAGCTTGTGTTGCAGCAAAATTTACAGTTGAATCTACCGTCATTTGCGTGATATCAACTTGCACTCCAGTAGGATCTCCTGGACTACCATCTGGGTTAATCGGTTCTACATACAATTCATCAACGTTGGTTCCGCTTTTAGGAACTTCAATTTCTGCCTGCGCTATTACAGCATCGTTTATTTCTAATAACTTATCTAGTGTGCTTAAATATGAGCCCAGCGGTGTAACATTGCCTTGGCTGTCAGTACCAGTAATTTGATTGATAATATCTTTATATTCTTGGCTGTCTACTAAGGGAGTCATTTTTACTCTAAGTAAATGTGGCCACCAAGTTTGACTAAATCCCTCTGCCGCAAATGTTATATCTTGAACAACATAATATCTTTTTAATAGTGCGGGAATCTCCTCATTTAATGGATAGTAATCCTTTTTATGTTGAAGTTCCAATACATCCCCTGACATAATTTTGCGACCTAAAATAGCCACAGTGTCATTTAAATGAAAAGTCATATAAATTGTGTCTGCACTTAAAAATATACCAAATTGGTTTAAATCAAAATCATTATCATTAACAGTATAAACACCCCGAAGAGTATAGACGGAAGTATCATATTTTCTATCCCTATTTTCTAAAAACAATAAGTCCTGAATGTTCAGTGCACTTTGATTTTGATAAACAGGTTGCGACGCATCTTTCCAAAATATGCTTAAGGATTGTCCTGTTGTAATATTAGATGTTATATTACTGCTTAATACCACAGTATTACTGATAGTATTTGTACTTACAATAACAGTATTGCTACCTATACCTACACCTTGTACAGTTTGGCCTGGTTCGAAATTAGCCACATTGCTAAAATATAAGGTAGCACCAGATGTAGTAGAATTTGAAGTAATGTAACTATTTGCCTGGCTGTTTGTGCCTATGTATTTGTGTAGAAGAATGCCCGTGCCGCCCACTGTAAATTGTTCGGATATTAGTTTATCAAAAAATTTGTAATCGTTAGTGTGGTTTGGACGCCACATACTTAGCCTAGGCATACATTCTACCCTTTAATCATGTATTTATGGTCAGATTGACAATAAAAACCAAAGGTGCTATACTTGCTAAATGCCAGATATGCTTAACTGCCAATCTAGACTGTACAAGTGTAGGGATCAGATAGCTGGGATGCCTACTGGCAGAGAAAAAATTGATCTACAAAGAATGTATCAATCTGTGACTGCAACTCAAAAACTTGTAAATAATCTTTGGATAGAATGTAGAAGAATCGGAAAAGTTACAGCTCAATACGACAGAGCGCTAACTAAGTTTGACGAATTAGTTAGTAATCTTGAACAGTACATTACTTTGGCCTACTTGACAAAAGGAGTTTGATATGCCCACTGTTGCCGGAATTAAAATTAAAACTAAACCTCCCAGAGTTCGTAATCCGTTGTTTGCAGATGAAAAATATACAGGCGGGGAGCCCGAATGGCCCCGAGATGCAGCGGAATGGTCCGATGATGACTTTGATCATCTTTTGCGTAAAAGTTTCTTTTATTACAATTATTTTTATAATCAAAAAGATACAAAAAAACACGTTGAGGAATGGGCTGAAAAGTCTGGTCTGTTTAACCAAGTGCAAGTCAAAGCATTTAAACGTAGTGCGGACCGAAGTATTCCCATGACTGCTTGTAGTCTAGTAATGGCGCATCGTGCAGGCATGCCATTTAAAGCAACGCACATTGAGTTTCTTACCAAATGTATTATTGCAGCAATTTCTGATTCAGAACCCGATCCTGAAGAAATTACTACTAAACCTAAAGCTCAAGAATATCGTCCCACAATTCAAGACAGACTGGCAGAGAAAACTTCCGAACTGATTGGCGAAATGGAAGGTATGTTTGACGAAATTCTTAAAAACACCAAGCCAAATTTTAAACCTTATGATTTTCTTACAGCCAATAAAGTAGTACAAGCTCAATTGCCTAAGTATAGAACATTATTTGAAAATAGAAAATTTGAATTAGAATTGGCACAATCTAAAAAAGATCCTCAACTTACAGAAGCTTATAAACATTATAAGGCTGCTGATTTCAAACGAATAATCGGTTGGTTGGATCTTGTGCTATTGGCATTAGATGAATATCGTCAAGTAAAACAGGCAACAAAGAAAGCCCGAGTCAAAAAAGCTCCAACAAAAGAAAAATTAATAGCAAAGCTTAAATATGCCAAGGATTTTAAAGAATTGAAATTGGTCAGTATTAATCCAGCTGAAATTATCGGCGCCAATGAACTGTGGGTCTATAACACTAAGACCCGTAAATTGGGCAAATATGTTGCAGCATCTCACAGTCAACTTTCAGTAAAAGGAACAGGAATTGAGAATTTCGATTCAGACAAAAGTATCTGTAAAACGTTGAGAAAGCCGGAAGAAAAGTTAAAAGAGTTTGCGAAAGCAGGGAAAATTATTCTTAGAAAATTTTTAGACGATATCAAGGCCACAGAAACAAAACTCAATGGCAGGATCAGTGCTGATATTGTTCTGCTGAAGGTAGCTTAAACCTAGTCCTGTTAGCTAAATATGGTTAACAGGACTTTTATTATGACTACTGCAAATGTTGTTATTCAACCTAACTTACAAAATGATCTAAGTTTACGCACCTATAATATCGGAGGACCTGGTCCCATAAGTCAGGCCAGCGCAATTGAAGCTGCAGGTAATATTCAAACTTTGAATCAATTGCGTAATGAAATGATTGATTATATTCGATTACGATTGGGCGATCAAATAGTAGATTTAGAACTTGACAAAGAACATTACGAATTAGCTATAAAGCAGGCACTCACGAAATATAGACAAAAAGCGCAAAACGCAGTAGAGGAAAGCTATGCATTTTTAGATTTGCTACCAGAGGTGCAAGAATATATTCTTCCTAATTATATTATGGAAGTACGTCAAATATTTCGTAGAGGTATCGGTAGCACAACCGGTACTACTGCAAGCCAGTTTGAACCATTTGCCAGCGGTTACTTAAACACCTATATGTTAGTAGCAGGTCGTGTGGGCGGTTTACTTAACTATGAATTATTCACCCAATATCAAGAATTGGCTATGACAATGTTTGGTGGCTATATGAATTATACTTGGAATCGTGTCACCAAAAAGTTGACACTAGTACGCAAGATGCCAGAATATGGTCATACCTACTTTACATTAAATTCTTTAACTGCTGCCGGCACAACAATCGGCAGTACTATTACAATTAATTTAGGACAACCAGTCACGTTAGCTGCAGGTAACAGTTTGTACATTCAAAATTGTCCTGTAAGCGGTTATAGCGGACAATATACTGTAGTTTCTGTTAATAATAGTAGCACTGTGATTACAGTACAAGCAACTCAAGCTTTAGGGGCTAATTCAGTTACTGGCTTTAACCTAAGTCAAACTCAAATTTGGAGTCCCGAAGTAGACGGATTAAACAATACTGAAAGTGTACTTCTTTGGATATTTAATTACAAACCAGACAGTATGCTTCTAAGCGATCCTCAAGTTTATCCATGGTTACAGGAATATTCTTTGGCATTTTGTAAGAGTATACTAGGTCAGGCACGTGGTAAATTTGCCAGTATTGCTGGTCCTCAAGCAGGCACTCAGTTAAATGGTGCAGCATTGCTACAAGAGGCACAGGCAGAAATGGAAAAATTGGAAGAAGATTTGAAAAACTATGTTGATGGTTCACAACCGTTGACATGGGTCATTGGATAATGTAATATAAGCTTACGGAGTTTATATTATGATTATTGGTATTTGCGGTTTGATTGGCGCAGGCAAAGATACTGCCGCCGATTATCTTGTTAACTTTCATGGTTTCAAACGCGACAGTTTTGCTGCTACATTAAAAGATGCAGTAGCGTCGGTGTTTAGTTGGGATAGAGATTTATTGGAAGGACGCACCAAACACGCCCGTGAATGGCGTGAAGAAATTGATCCATGGTGGAGTGAAAGATTAAACATGCCTGGGTTAACTCCAAGACTTATTTTACAACTTTGGGGCACAGAAGTTTGCAGACAAGGGTTCCACGATGACATTTGGATCGCTAGTTTGGAAAATAAGTTAAGAAAATCTGAGGACAGTGTTGTAATCAGTGATTGCAGATTTCCTAATGAAATTACTGCCATACGTCGTGCAGGCGGTAGAGTAGTAAGAATTGTTAGAGGTCCAGATCCTGAGTGGTTTAAAACTGCAAGATTTCATCCAGAATGTATGAAACTAGATTGGCCCGAAATTCATGCTAGCGAATATAGTTGGGCAACAACAGATTTTGATGCTGTAATTGAAAATAATGGTAGCATTGAAGATTTATATAGAGCTCTTAAAAATCTGGTGTGATGGTACTTTCTCGCCAAGGAAGTCTACTATTAGCTATTTCAACTCTACAATTTAAACAAACGGATTTTAAATTTATTGAGGAAATATTTTTTAAATTACCATCTACATGATAAACCGTAAGTTGTTTGTCAGGAAATTTCGCAACATATCCGCACTTTTCACAATGTGATTTTTTCCGATATCCTGCTTTAAACCAAGCCGGAGGTTTAGGTTTCAGTTTCTTACCTTTTCTTATACAACTATCACACATCTTTCTATAGTGATAGACATTGTTTTTTATATAGTTTATTGCAGCAGGGGTACTAGCGCATACTGCACATAATGGTCTTTGCATTTGGTATTTACCCATACCTTTGC